AGGGTTTAATTAGTCTTGGTCTACGTGGTATTTTTAAACGTAAGAAGAATCCTTTACCTTGGGTTGAGGAAATGATTAATGCTCCTACTCATACTAACTTCTTTGAAAACAGAGCAACCGATTATGCTAAAGGCGCATTAAGCGGAAATTGGAATGAGGTATGGGGTAAAGCTGCATGAAAACATTTAAAGATATTTCAGTAAAAAAGTATCCAGACGGCGAATTGATATCTAAAAATTTGCCACCTGCGTATAAATTAGGAAATGCAAAAGAAAATTGTGAGAATTGTGAAGCATATAAAGCGGAAACAAAATATTGCAGTATATGGGATGCAAAAGTGAGACCTAACTATTGGTGCAAAAAATGGATACCGATCGAAAAGTAATAACATTTGTCGAAAAGCGAAGAGACATATGCAATAGCTGCGAACACCTTACATCTTTCGTAGGAGTTAAATCGTGTCAAATATGTGGCTGCGCAATTTGGACTAAAATTAGAATTAAAAGTACAAAGTGCCCAAAGGATAAATGGGGCGTTGAAGATTAAATTATTTGAAAAGGAAATATTATGTTAATTGATAAAGGTGTTACTGCAGGTGAAGTAATTACATTTAAGCTTACTTCAGGTGAAGAGCTGGTGGCAAAGTTGGTAGAGGAAACTGCTACTCATTATAAGTTATCTAAGCCAATGGTAATCGGTATGGGACAACAAGGGCCAGGCTTAATGCCTTATTTGTTCACAGTGAAACAGGAGAAGGATGTTAAATTGTCTAAGCATGCTGTTACTGTAGCAGAACCTACTGATGAAATTTTTGCTAAGCAATTTCTTAAAACAACTACAGGAATTGCGTTAGCATAATTCACAATGCCTAATAAAATTGATTATGCTCATATGAAGGCTGCGGAAACGTATGCTGAATTATCAAATGCGAAAAGATTGCAGGTTGGGTCTATTATAGTAAAAGATGATAAAGTAATTTCTATTGGCTATAACGGCACGCCCTCGGGTTGGGATAACAACTGCGAAAATGAAACTGTGGAACTATATTCAGATTACGAAGGCGCAATACATAGCACTATATTAAAAACTAAACCCGAGGTTATACATGCGGAGATGAATGCTATAGGAAAGTTAGCAAAATCAGTATCCTCGGGTGAAGATGCTACTATGTATGTGACGCATGCTCCTTGTTTTGACTGTGCGAAACTTATACATATTGCAGGTATTAAAAAAGTATTTTATCGCAATGCATATAGAACAACTGATGGCATTGAGTTTTTAACTAAATGTAAAATTGAAGTGGAGCAATTATGAAAGATTTGACAGTAGGATTTACATGCTCATCCTTTGATCTTTTCCACGCAGGTCATGTTGTTATGCTTGAAGAAGCTAAACGACAATGCGATTACCTTATTGTAGGTATTCAAACGGATCCTACAATGGATAGAGATACGAAGAATAAGCCCGTTCAATCTATTATAGAAAGACAGATACAAGTCAAAGCATGTAAATATGTAGATGAGGTTGTTATCTATAATACTGAAAAAGAATTAGAAGATATTCTTATGACTTTACCAATTAATGTTAGAATATTGGGGGAGGAATATAAAGATTTGGAATTTACGGGCAAGGATATTTGTTTAAAACGAAGTATCAAATTCTTTTACAATAAAAGAGATCATTACTTTAGTTCGACTGATCTTCGTAAAAGAGTGTTTGAAACAGAAGTTAAGAAAAGGGGGTTAGTATGGCCAGAAAACAGCACCACGAATGCTTCGAATGTGACGCCGTCTTCAAAATAAGTTATGATCTAGATGAAAATTACTATAAAGTAAAAAATTGTCCCTTCTGCGGCACTGCTATGGATGCCGAGGAAGAAGATCGATATGAAGATAACGAGTATGACGAAGACGTGTCCTAAGTGTAATACAACGCACAACAAACCCGGCAAATTTTGTAGCCGGGTTTGTGCTAACTCCCGGCAATGGACATCTGAGCAAAAACAGGTATTCTCACAAAAACAAAAAGAATATATGGCCACGGAAGAGTCCGAAGGTCACAGATATAAAAAATCTATACAAACTACCATGCTACATAAAACGGGGCGCATGGGTTCTGGTTTAGCAACAGAACGGCTTGAAGATGTTATGACTGACCCCGATGATTATTTTTTAGTACCACCTAGACAGGAAATAGATACGTTTGTTGAGGATGGTGATCTTTGGGAGGTCGTAGATGACTACAATAAATACTAATTTAGAATTGGTATTTTTATGTGGATATATGATAATAACCCGTTAATAGATATTCCAGAAACAGCCTATGGTTTTGTATACTTGATTACTAATATTACTAACGGTAAAAAATATATAGGAAAAAAATTGTTTTGGTTTCGTAAGACAAAACAAGTTAAAGGTAAAAAGAAACGTATTAAGGTTGAATCGGATTGGAGAGACTATTGGTCCTCATCTGACGAAGTCAAAAAAGATGTACAAGAACACGGTGAAGAAAATTTCATTAGAGAAATTCTATATATCTGCCCCAATAAAGGATTATGTAATTATTTGGAAGCTCGCGAACAAATGGATCGTCGAGTTTTAGAAACAGAAGAGTACTACAATGGGCAAGTGCAATGCCGTGTACATAAAACTCATATTAAAAATTTAAAGGTATAATATGATAATTTCAGGAATCGCAGGCGGTGAAACTACCGCTGCAGTAAATGTGTCAGAAGGAGGTAACCCAGGTTATTTTAGTCCGGTTGATCCTAGTTTTAGTTTAATACAAATAGGATGGACGGTTGTTGGTTATCCAGAATTAGGTACTGTTACTGATGTAGTGTATATTCCTGAGAGTAATTACGCTTCGATAACTACATCTTCTGGGAGCTTTAACATCTTCACACCCTATTCATTTACTGAAGGTGGGGGTGGTACAGGAATAACCATTACTGGTGGTGCAACGATTACGGGGATATAAAATATTTGATAGACATCCAAAGATCTAAGATAGAAATTCCGGAAAATATTATTTCTTTTGTTTATAAATTAAAAGAACTAAATCCTAACAATGCAGCCCGCTCTACCAGAGGGGGATGGACCAGTGGTAATATTAGTAATGAAGTTCCTTTATTAGCCAACTTTAATGTATTGTCTTCGTGGTTTTGTATCAATACTCCTGGATCATATAATGAATGGCATAATCATTTAGGAATTCCGACCTCAGGGGTAATTTATATTCAAACACCTGCTAATTCTGGTGATATTGAATTTCGTGATGAAGACCGAATATTAACTATCACTCCTCATTCGGGGTTAATGATTCAATTTCCAGGTAACTTAGAACATCGAGTAACAGTTAATAATAGTAAACAGGATAGAATATGTTTAGTGCTTAATATGAATTACCAAAAAATATTTTAATGGGTATATGAAAAATGATATTCGCAGTAATTTTATTATTAACGGCATTCGCAATTTCAGGCATAGCGGGGTATTTTTCAATTGTAGGATTGGCTCATATATTCTCTGCAAATGTACTACCTATAGTTATTATGGGTTGCATACTTGAGGTTGGAAAGCTTGTTACTGCATCGTTTGTATATAGACAATGGAACAAAATTAATATATTAATGAAGACGTATTTCGTCATTAGTATTATCATATTATCTATTATTACCTCCTTGGGTATTTTTGGTTATCTATCAAAATCATATACATCTGATTCTGCTGGAATATATGATAGTGAAACACAAATAACAACTACTAAAAATTTAATAGATATAGAACGTAGGCGGTTGGATAATCTTTTAGATAGGCAATCTAAAAGAGAAACGTCGAATAAAAAATTAGATGCGGAAATTCAGAATTCACAAAATAGAATTTCTACATTAACTAAGGATTTTGGCGAAATACAAAAAAACAAAAATAAACAGAATGCTGATATTGGCCCTATTCGATATATCTCTGAGCTAGTATATCAGAAAAATGATATGGAAACAATTGATCGAGCAGTTCGTCTTATTATTATGGCATTGATGTTTGTATTTGACCCGTTAGCTATTTTATTAGTTATAGCTGCGAATATGCTTCTACATCAAAGAAAACATAAGATTCGGCCAAAAAACTCAAAATATTCAATCGAAATTGACAAAAGCTCGGTATTTAACATAGAAAATAAAGACTTCGGATAATATAAATATTGTGGTAAATTTAAAGGATTAATATGGCTTTAACTAAAATTAAAAGTAGCGGTATAGCTCCTGCTGCAATCACCGCAACTAATATAGCTCCTGCTGCAATCACCGCAAATAATATATCTACAGGTGCAGTAGCTGATTTGTTAATTGCGGGCACATTTACAACGATTGAAGCAAATGGTAGAATTAGCTCTACCGTGTCCTCCGGTGACAAAATACTAGTTGAAGCAAATGGTAGAATTAGCTCTACCGTGTCCTCCGGTGACAAAATACTAGTTGAAGCAAATGGTAGAATTAGCTCTACCGCAACAGAATTAGATTTTAATCCGCTATCACTAATGCTATCAGGAATGTAAGGAACAATATGGCAACTAAAATTAAAGTATTAGGGCAAGAAATACCATCGGCAGATACCGATACTACATTATATACGGTACCGGCGGCAAATAGCACAATTGCATCCACATTACAAGTATGCAATCAAGCTAATAGCGATGCAAAATTTCGTATTGCGGTTAGACCAGCGGGCGCATCAATTGCAACAAAACATTATCTGTTATATGATGCGGTAATACCGGCCAATGACGGTATTTCGTTGACATTGGGGTTAACATTAGCTGCAACAGATGTTGTTACGGTGCGTGCAAATACAGCTAGTGTAAGTTTTAATATATTCGGTTCTGAAATATATTAAAATTACAAAAATACTGTTTTCTAAATGACTACTAAAATATCTCGTAACAACATAAATGACACCGCGTATTACGATATAGTCGGACCCGAATTTACTTCATTGGTGTATCCGGGAGTACAAACTTCTGCGAACACTGCGGGTGGCGACACAATCACTGTTAATGGGCAAGGGTTTAAATCTGGTCTAAGTGTTGTTGCAAATAGTAAAATTGCAAGTGTAGTTACATTTATAAATTCTTCGCAAATTACTTTTACTGCACCGGCAAATCCTGCAGGCACTTATATCTTGTTCATTACAAATCCAAACGGAAGTTTTGCGGTTGCCCCTGGGTTTAGTTATAGTTAAATAATTTACTTTTAAAGAATGTTGTAAAATGACCACAAAGATTTCTGTACAAAATATTGAAACAGCCACATTAGCCTCTATTACGCCTCCAAGAATTACTTCAATTGGTTATGGTGGAGATGAAACTGCAACAGATACTGCAGGAAATGTTAGTGTCACCTTAACGGGAGAAGGGTTTGCAGCCGGTGCAAGTGTTTTTATTGATGGAACCAGTGCAGGTTCTGTATCCGTAGTAAGTTCAACTCAAATTACCTTTATTCCTCCAGCAAAAACCGCAGGAACATATCCGTTGTATGTTATTAATTCCGATGGTAGTTCTGCTATTGCGATACCAGGAATTAGTTATAGTGGGTTGCCCACGTATACAACTGCTGCAGGTAATTTAGCAAACGTATATGAAACAACTTCTTTTAATAGTGCAATAGTTGCGACAGGCGATGCACCTATTGCGTATAGTGTGTACAGCGGAACTTTGCCGCCAGGTGCCAATTTAAGTAGCACAGGTAATATTACTGGTACAAGTTCATCTACGGCAAACACTACCACATATAATTTTACCGTTCGTGCTTCGGATGCGCAAAATCAAGATACCGACAGGCCTTTTAGTATAACGGTTAATCCCGATATTGTAATTTGGGGTAGCCCAGCGGCAGACGCTATTATAGAACTTGCTGCGGATGCCGCAATGAGTAATGTTTCATTTATTGCAAATAGTGCAGCAGGATATAGCGTATCATATAGTGCAAATATATTACCAACCGGACTAAGTCTAATCGGTTCAAATGTTTTTGGTACACCTACTGTGACTGGTAACACTATTAGTGTGGTGACGGCTACCTCGGCAACTACAAATAGAACTGCAAATAGAACATTTACTTGGGTTGTTTCGGTCGCTGGCGACCTATATTTTAAAAATACTGTTTTATTGTTGAATGGCGAAACTACGACCCCCACATGGTTGTCGGATGCCAGTACTAACAATCTCTTAGTAACTAACAGAAGTGATTTTAGAACAAACGCTGCCGTAATACCAACTGGACGTAGTCCTTATAACAAGACAACATACCCCGCAGTTGGTAGTGCGTGGTTTGCTGGTAACGCTCCCGACGGCCCTGGCGCATATGATACTCTAAGTTTCCAAATGCCACAATTGGGAACTGTGTTTACTGTTGAATTCTGGTTTTATGCCGACGAGACATCACCTGGTCTAACAGACACCAAGTATTTTATCTACAGTAACAGCGGATTTAATATAGGAATATACAACGATAGAGGATTAGCGGCTGGCACAACCGGATTCCAGTTCCAAACTGCAACTGGTGCATTTTCTGTTCGTACTTGGAATCACGTTGCGGTGGTGCGTACCGGCACTGGCGCAGGCGAATTCAAGATGTATTTAAACGGCACATTAATAACCCTTGCGTCGGGTGCATTTACTAGTGCCACCACTCCATTAACCGCTGCTGAAGCCAAGATTGGGGGACAGCCAAACGGGTATCAGAACCTGTTTAGAGGTAATATTGCTGATTTCCGCATAGTTAATGGTACTGCAGTCTACACTGACAATTTTACCGCACCCGCTGCTCCTTTAACAGCAATTTCAAATACAGTATTCCTAGCACTGCAATACAAACAAGGAACTACCAACTCAGGTTTTGTAGATGATAGCACCAACGGGTTTCCTATTATTCGATACGGTAATTCTGCTCAGGGCACTTTTAGTCCGTTTAGCCCAACTGGCTATAGCGCTTATTTTGATGGTAGCGGGGATTATTTAACAACCAGTGGATTTGGATTGCCAACTAACTTTACACTGGAATTTTGGAGTTATCTTACTGCACAACCAAGCGGTGGCCATTTCACATCTGCAAGTAGCATGGGTCCAATTATATCATTAGACACTCTTAAAACAATTTTAGGGCAGAATGGTGGTTATTTCCTTAATCCCCCCAATGATTCTGCAGTTTATCCAAATGGTGTATCTCCTCTTAACCAATGGAATCATTGGGCAGTGGTTAGAAGTTCTGGCACAATAACCTTCTATTTGAATGGTATAAAGCTTGGATCGGCGGCAAACAGTACAGATTATACTGCTTCACAAACTTTTGGTATTGGAGCGGCAAATGATGGTGGTCCAGTAAATGTACCGCATTATATGAGTAATTTTAGATTTTCAAGTGTTGCTAGATATAGCGGAACAAGTACAACAGTTGCGAACTTTGCATTGCCGACTGCAAATTTTACCAGCGATGCAGATACCATCTTTTTGGGATTAGCAAGTAACAGATTTAAAGACTCCGGACCAAACAATCGAGCAATAACCGTGGCTGGGGATAGTAAAATAGTAGCCTTCTCTCCATTCGCACCCGCTGCCGCATACAGTGCTGCGACTCATGGTGGTAGTATGTACTTTGATGGTACTGGGGACTATCTTACTGGTCCAGCAAATAATGCCGATGTGCTACTGGGCACCGGGGACTTTACCTTTGAAGGTTGGTTTTATCAGACAGCCACGAATACATACCCAGGAGTTCTTGAAATTGGTGTACATACGGTAAATGGTATTTTGTTTATTGCTAGTAACGGGTCCACCATAACTGCATACGGGCCGGCTGGGTTTATGGGTACAGCAACCGCTCCTCCGTTAAACACTTGGAACCACATAGCGTGGGTCCGCAGCAGTGGAACTTTTAAGATTTACGTAAATGGTGTAGGTAATGCCGGCACTGCTAGTGCTAGTAATTTCTCTGATAATACAACCACAACGTTCGGGGGAGAAAGCACCAGATCGAATGCGACGTACACCTATTCTGGATATATGTCGGGGGTACGTCTAGTTAAAGGCACTGCAGTATATACTGCCAACTTTACTCCACCCTCTACACCACTAACTGCTATTTCAGGAACATCTTTACTAATACAAGGAACAAACGCAGGTATATTTGATAGAACAGGTAGGAATGTTATTGAAACGCGAGGATATACCACTGCAGAGCCAGGCCGCAGACAACCGGAAATTCGTACTCAAGTAAAAAAGTATGGTAGCAGCAGTATATTTTTTGGTGGTAACAACGACGCCTTGTTTGTGCGAACAAACCCTGCGCTTGCATTTGAGTCTGGGAATTTTACCGTTGAGTTTTGGGTAAACTTTACTTCTATAGCAAACAGGCAGGATCTGGTATGGTGGGTTCCTGACAATGACAGTTTACGGGGTGGTATAAGTTGGCGCCTGTCTGGCGACGCACTATGCTATTATGATGCTGCTGTGGGTGGAGCTATAAACACAGCTTGGTTACCAACAATCAATACCTGGTATCACATTGCACTATCAAGAAGTGGATCATCAACAAGACTGTTTATTGATGGAGTGGCTGGAACCACATACTCAACAATACTGCCGTATGCTGCCTCGTATAGACTTTTTATTGGTAAAGATTCCGACAGTGATAGTTATCCATTTACTGGATACATGGATGACTTTAGAATAACAAAAGGCGTGGCAAGATATACAACTACCTTTACCCCACCCACAACATTTTTATTAAAATAAATATGCAGACAACAATCGCAGATTACGTTTTAAGCAATCCGGCTAATTCTGACATGGATAAGACCACATTTGAAACGGATTTAATTTTTGATACTATCTTAGATGATGCAGATCCTACGTTGATCTATGTAAACAATAATATTGCAATTGCCTGGTATGAGCAAATTGCAATGGTCGGATTTAAAGGATAATATGGGTATAAGAAAAACCTCAGCTAGAAGTTCGCTAAATGCAAGATTGACACAGGCAAGTCTTGAAAGCGCTAAAGGAATAAGTACCGCAGTTGCAGCTGCAACTAGCTTAGGCACAGTTGTTGCCAGTGGAGGCACACAATCAAATTTAAGCATAAACGGGACAAATTATAGAGTTCACACATTCGCAACCAGCGCAAATTTAGTAGTTACAACTGGGGGAAATGTAGATCTTCTAGTTGTCGGTGCCGGTGGTAGTGCCAGAGGATGGATAAATGCATTAAATTACGGTAGTAGCGGTGGAGGCGGGGGCGGCGGTGTTTTATTATATGGTGCGTATGAACAATCTCGAGCAGGCGGGGGTCCAATCTATTTAGACGGGGCAAACACTTATACTATTACTATTGGTGCCGGCGGCCCAGGAACCGCAAATAACTATGTTAGCGCGCCGCAACTTGGTAGAGACGGCGGCAATACTATATTTGCGGGCGGTGTCCTCAATCTTATCGCATATGGCGGAAGAATAAGCTCGGTAATCATATCAAGTGACGGCGCTCTAGGAGGAAATGCAGCCATGTTACCATTCGTATCTAATCAAGGATATCGAGGTGGTTTTCGTGGTACTATAGGAACTACCCAAGTTGGTTCGGGTGGCGGTGGCGGCGCTGGCGGCGCCGGAGAAAGCGGAGCAAATTACCCCGCCCATTTCGGAGGAACTTTCAACGGTGGTCCTGGTATAGCGAGTACAATATCCGGCACTTGGTCAGGCTATGGTGGCGGTGGCGGTGGCGGCAGTCACAATTGGAGCGCAACATCGTTTTTGTATGTAGGTAAAGGTGGGTTCGGTGGAGGCGGAAACGCCGGAGGTAATGCTTTTATCATTGCAAATGCCGGCAATGTTAATACTGGGGGCGGCGGTGGCGGAGCTTCATCTCGAGCTGCTAGTTCAATTTTAGATAGATCTCCTGCAGGTGCGGGTGGTTCAGGGATTGTAATTGTAAGATACGTAGTTTAATTAAGGAGAAATAAATGAGTCATTTTGCTAAAGTAGAAAACGGAATTGTAACACAAGTAATCGTTGCGGAACAAGATTTTATTAATACTGGTGCGGTAGGAGATCCTTCTAGTTGGGTTCAAACCAGTTATAATACGGCAGGTGGAGTCCATCGTAACGGGGGAACGCCAATGCGTAAAAACTATGCCGGAATTGGTATGGTATATGATTCGGTTAGAGATGCATTTTATTCAACGCAACCGTATCCAAGTTGGGTATTGGATGAAAATACTTGTTATTGGGCCGCACCGGTAGCTTTGCCTGAAGATCACGGTACGGGCGAACCTCCAAAGATGTATGAATGGGATGAAACCATTACAAATTGGAAAGAAGTCACCGTTTCTGTCTAATATTAGTTTCGGATAGACCCAGCACCGCTGGGTCTTGACTTCCGCGCCAAAAGATTATATAATTACCATGTGACCTAAAAAAGGTAACCTTATCCTCTATGTTAATAGCATAGATTTCTTAAAAGGTAAACAATGAATTTGTCCAAAATATTAATGGTAGGGTGTCTTTTCCTTCCTAGTTTGGCAATAGCGGAATGGTACGATTCCCGCGGTGAGTATTATTTTGGTGTAGAAACTTCAGAAAAGGTTGCATGTAAAGCAGCGGAAGACTTAGCAGTATTAGATGTACTTAGACGCACTAAGGGAGAATCAATTTCAGTTTCTCAGTTTCAGACATGCGATGATAACAGAGCAGATGTTTGCAGAATGTTATCATCAGCAATTATGTATACTGAAGGTACGGTTACCGGATTAAAACGAGTGCATCAAGAAGTAACCACATTGCCCGGTAAAAAGGTATGTACTGTATCAGCAAAGGTAAAGATACAGAAAGAAAAAGGTTTTGCAGATGTATCATTTGATCCAGAAATAAAAATGGTTCAAACTCGTTTGCGAGATGGTGAGACAATTACTTACATTGTTAAGCCAACCTCGGATATGTACTTGAATTTATTTGTATATTCTCCTCATACCGAAGATATACAACTAATATATCCGAATCGATATGATTCAAGTAAAAAGATTACAAAGGTTACTAATATACCTACAAAAAATAGTTATAAGATTAATGCAGAGTTTCCAAAGATTAGCGGTAATTTAGCGGGTGAGATGGTAATTGCTGTTGCAACAAAAAAAGAAATAACTTTTAGAGAGAAGTTTACTTTTACAGAGTTTAATGAAAGACTACTTGAAATACCTCGTAATGAACGTCGAGTAGTTCGCATACCCTATTTTATAATGGCACCAAACTGAGAGATACATTCATGAAAAAATTAATCATTATTGCAGGTAGCATTGCGTTATTTGGTTGCGGAACACCTAAGCCGGGTACATACGAAGCATTCAAAGCGCAAAAAGAAGAAACAAAAAAGGAAATGACTAAGACGCTAGATGCTGCGCCTGCTTGGTTTCTTAAGCCACCTGTAGATAATTATGCACTATATGAGAAAGCAACCGCAAAGTCGCATGATATGCAAATGGCAGTAATTAAAGCAACTGCCCTTGCTCGTGCTCAATTGGCATTATCAATCGAAGGAGAGATTAATGCTAATATTAAATTGTTCATGGATGAAGCAGGGCAAGATCCTACTATCTCTAATATGAATTCGGTTACGACATCTCAGGATGTTCTATTAGCTAAACTACACGGAGTGCAGCAAGAAGATTGCAAAATAATTATTGAGGACACGCATTATGTTGCGTATATTTTAATCAAATACCCATTAGGAGAAATGAATCGGGTGTTGATTGAAAAGATTAAAAGTAATTCTGTAATGGAATCCAAGTTGCGAGCAAGCAAATCATTTAACGAATTAGAAAAGAAAGTAGAGACAGCACGCCGCAACGCAAAACAGTAATAAACTTATTCACAACCAGGAGAAGTAAATGGAAATAAGTTCGAAGAGCAAAATCAAAAAAACGATTAGCTTAACAACGAAGTTCTTTAAAGCTTTCGCCCTAGGGCTTTTACTTTGTACATATACAAATCTTTATGTCGTCAACGCAAAGACAGTTGACGCACAATACATAAAGAAAGAATATGCAAAGGCAAAAGAATTAAAAAAACAACACGCATGCTTAACACGAAACATTTATTTCGAAGCAGCAGGTGAATCATTAGAAGGTAAAATTGCTGTTGCTCAGGTTACATTAAACCGAGTAAATTCCGGCAAGTTCCCACATTCTATATGTGAAGTTGTACAACAGAAAACAGCAGTAAATGAAAAAACAATTTGTCAATTCAGTTGGTACTGCGAAAATTATAGAGATAAGAAAATAAATAAAGCAAAATGGGATGAAAGTACTCGTGCTGCCAATATGATTATTTTTGAAAAACATGGCAATAAGAAATTAAAGACTGCACTGTATTTTCACAATGAGGAAGTAAGCCCGGTATGGAAAAAGCGAAGACTTGCTAAAATAGGCAGGCATACCTTTTACGGAGATCGAGGATAATGCCAATTGAGAACTTAAATTAAAATATGACCGAAGACGAAAAGTTTGATAATTTAATGGAGCGATGGAAGTCTTTGAAATATTATAAAGTAGTCATACCGTTGGCTCACTCATTAGTATTCCGAGGACCGGTCCCATTTGATGTAAAAATAAATAAAGATGGTATAGCTCAATTTAATATACTTGCCGCTTCATATGCAGAAGCAGAATGCAGAGCATGGGATTTTATAAATGGAAAAGACATACCTAGAAAAGATTAGAACAATTAGTGCCAACGGGGTTAGGCCTTCATATGAAAAATACTTAGGTGGCCAGCCAAAATATCCATTTGATACAGACGGTGTAGCATTTAGATGTACGCTTTGCGAAGGTATTTGGTTGAAGGAAACTGAGGCCAAACTGCACAAATGCGAGCCAAAAAGTTAGCAATTTGCTAACAAAACTTTTGCTTGACTTCTGAACCATTTGCACATATAATAAGTGTATGGTGAGAAAAAAGAGATCTGATCGTAGGCACATAATTTACAGTATGACAAATACTGTGACCGGTGACTTCTACATAGGTATTACGCAGGGTTTTCGTCAAAAAGATCTAAAAGTTCGTGTACAGAAACACGTTCGCCGAGCATTGACCGAAAACAAAAATTGGTCGTTGTGCAAAGCAATACGTCATTTTGGTGCAGACCAATTCTTTTCACAAATTATTGAAGTTGTTCGAGGTAAGACTCAAGCACATGCAATTGAACGTAGTATGATTAAAGAATATCTTCCTACTCTTAATACTCAATAAGGAACTATATTATGAAACTTGTTATTCAGACTCAAGTATACGAAAACTACGGTGAAGCTAGCAATCCTCATTGGAAGGCAAAGGGTGGAGAAGATTATTGGTATGATCTTGGTGAGTATAGTCGAAGCAAACAAGCAGTTGCCGAACTAATCCAATTTTTTAGTCCTCGTATTGAATCTCATAATGATTATTATCGAGAACATATCATCTACTCAAGTATTGAGTCGGATGCGTATTTAACTCCGTTTGAAAAAGATCAATTAGACTACGACGGACACATTACATATCAGGCAAAACAATTACACATTCAAGATGAGGTGACTGCATGAGCAAGGGTAAATTGAGTAATGGTAGTATTACAATTGATGGATTGACACAGGAACAAGTTATTCTGCTGAACGTGATGTGGACGATTGAATCCGAGGAAGATCTGTATACTTGGAAAGATAAATTAAGTTTGCGTCAAAGTAAAATGGTAGAAGCATTGATGGTTCTAATTCTTCTAGAGCAGTTAGATGCGGATATGATTGAGGAACCGGATTATTCTGATGCAAGCAAAATCTTAGGTAAATTTACTTTGCATTAATATAGGAGAGTAGTATGAGCGCACAAGAAGACAAAGAGAAGCGTAGTAAACGACTTTTAAAAGATCAGAATGCAATCAATAAGCAGGTAAAGATCGCAAAAGAATATAAGTTGCATCAAGGGTTGAAATGGAAAAAAATTGAGCAACCTCATCGGAATCGAAAAACTCATATTCTTAATTGCGGTGATCCTAAGTGTGTGATGTGTATGAATCCTAGAAAATCATTTGGTGATAAGACCATTCAAGAATTAAAATTTGAGCAAGATGTAGAAACTATTAGAGATAAACATAGTAATGGAACCGCTATAGGAGATGTATGACATCTGAAATTTTAACAGTGCCGCCTTTAGATAGATTCCATTTAGAAACTAAAATTCTAAATTGTTGGAGCGTAGTTGACGATATTCAACTTATTTGCAATCGAATGGAATATATGGATGCAGATGCCAGAATGAATTCTATGATTGGCTTAAAGGCAATCTATGCGCTTAAGTTTGATGATCTTTGGGAAACATTTGAGAAGTTAATTGCTGATAAAAAAATTATTTAATAGGAGTGGCACATGAGAGAATTTTCTTTTTACCTTGAGGCGTGGAAGTTTTGCCATTTTAATAATATTCCTGTTAATCGTATCAAACGAAAAGAATGGGATATTTGGATGGTTGATGTGGGCAGCATTAAAGTTAAGAATCTTCCTGCGGTAGCTGCATAATGAGACCGCTATCTTTCTTTGAACTACTGTTAGTTATGATTATTGCCATACTGGTATTACTATTTCTAACTGTAGGATTCCCGAGGAAAGATGCGGTTGACCCCTGTGTAATTGTTCAACGTAAATCTAATGTAGCGCAAGAGTATAAAGATAGCTGCAAGAATTTGAAGGAATTATACCGTGCACCTTAATCTAATGAGTGTAGGTGAATGAAAGAACCGCAACTAAAGATATTTAAATGTAAAGTATGCGGTCAAACTAGATTCGATACTAATCTATATTTTTTCAATACGAAATCTAGTAAATGCCTATGGTGTACTAAGTTTCCTAAGAAAAAGAAAAGAGAATTTAAAGATGACTCTGTGGCGTAAGCGTATAATTGCAAACAAGTGTTGGTGTTATGAATGCAACAAAGACATGACACTTGTTCAAGATGGTACATCATTTCAGATACCATATGATGGCACGCATACGCTAGTATGCCCAGAGTGTAGAACTAAACAATGTTCAAAATATACAAATCATTCTAATACATGTGAGGTAAGTAATGACAATTAGGCTTTTCCAAAAAGAATACAGAATGGAACATGATGATATGGAAAAAATGGACGAGGACATTGCTAATGCCTTCGATCCGGAGCAAAATGCTGCTCTTATAGCAATGATTGAGGATGAGAATCAGACTCCTACCGGAAGCATCAGAATCACCATTGATTGGATAGCAGATTAATAACATCTTTTTGCTTGACTTTTCTTCCAATATGTGCTATAATAATGAAACAATATAGACAAGGAGAAAACGATGACTAGAGAATATACTGCAAAATTGCTGCAAATGATTGACGATGGTATGCTTGATAAGAATATGGTTATCTCTGCCTTTGCGCAGTATTTGTCGGAAGATGAAGTTCGAGAAATGATGTACATGAATGATATGATTGATGACATCGACGAGTATGATGATAGTATGGATGGTGATTTTGATACTGCAATGAGCTCTGCAGGTATGGGTACAGATGAAGATTATAACTTTTATGGTAAATAATATGACTACACTTGATACAACTACAATTGAAGCAGCAGTGGTGCAAGCATTTGAAGCAGCCAAAGAAGCCAGTCGAAAAGAGTATGACCGATTAGGCGGAGACAGTATGTCGTGTGGATTTGCTTGGGTTACAGTTAAACCGGGTACATCCAAGGTTGCTCGATATTTGAAAGCAATCGGCGAAGGTAAGGCTGCATACGGTGGCGGTATTCAAATTTGGAATCCAGGTAAGCTCAATGTACAGAACATCGATATCAAAGAAGAAGGTGCTTACGCATTTGCTAGAGTTCTTCGAGCTAAACTGGGCATCAAAGTAATTGTCGATTCGAGATTAGATTGATGAGTACTATTATGTGGAAACTAAATTCTTTTTTGAATGCAAGATTTCCTAGGACTTTAACTATATTGCAGAATTTTACATTCGCAGAATGGTTCAGTGTTCTTTTTCTTTTAGGAGTTGCAATTGACAAATTCTAATGATATGGTCGGTGTCGCAAAGCGAACATTCCATACTAATGAGTCAGTAGTTATTGTTAAAGCTAACAGCAATGAGACGCCTCCTTCAGCGAACACTGTACCTATCGCACCGGAACCTGCTCCAGACAAAAAAGACGATTCGGGGTATCTTTGGCTATGAGTTCTATTGATAGGTTATCGGATCAATTGATGAAAGATGTTTCGGGTAAATGGGTAGCAACATCATGTCTGGAACAGTTTGCTCAGTCTGTAGCAAAAGAATGTACTTCGGTAATTTGGGAGACTATGCGACACCCTGGCGGTGCGGTTGATCTAGCTCAGCATGCTATGCTTGTTCATATCATATCTGAAATCAACGATAGATTTTCGATACAGGATAACGGCATATTACAAATGCTTAGTGCCGATATCAATGAAGCATTTAATAATGGCGCTAGTTTAGCTAACATGGAGACACCATAATGGAAATACAACCGAAGGATACGAGTCGAGGCCACTTCTGGGTCAGTATAGGTAAGAGTGCTGTTCGTATATTTGCTGGTGGTGTATTGATGCTAGGAAATGTTTGGTTAGCTGGCATTTGTATTGTATTAGCAGAATGCCTCGGCATCCTTGAAGAACTTGTATAATCTTTAAATATTCTAAACCGATAAATATTGTTATTTACAGGGATCGGCATGAGAAATTTTAAGCAAATTAGAGAAGAAACCGGCCATTATGCAAAGGCTGAAGAACATCTTTCTAAGGCAAATGATGCAGATGCCAACGGTAAAATGGCATCATTCCACGCTCATATGTCCGAATACCACGATGAATTGTCTCAATGGCACGAATCAAAAGGTAGAAGCGCTACAGCAGATAAACACGCTGATAAAGCAGACTACCATCACGAAAAATCAATAGATCTTGGTCGAGGTGTACATGAAGCCAGAGATACTAAACAAGAACTAAGAGACGCAATGTCTAGACATACCCGTTCCGCGATTGCTGCAAAAGGCGAAGGCGATAGCGAAAAGGTAAAAGTTCATCAAGCGTATATCAACAAAATCAAAGACAAATTAGGTAAGATGGAAGCAATGGGTGAGGAGGCTGGCCCATTTAGTTACGGAGCGAAAAAGCTACAAGGTGCGGATAAAGATACTGGGGTTAGTGAAGCTGAGCAGATCGATGAACTGAAAAAGTCTACATTGGGTTCTTATGTTAAGAAAGCAGCACAAGATGCTGAAGAGGCAGGCAGAGACCAAGAGTATCATGGTCATAAAAATGACTATGCGCGTGGTGAAAAACGTCAAAAAGGTATTGCAAAAGCAGTTGATCGTTTGACTAAAGAAGATATAAATTCATACGATTTTGAAAAAGACGCTGACGCTAGCATAAAAGCTATGCGAGATAAAACAGCCGCCAAACGAGCAGCAGAAACTCCAGCACAAAGAGATGATCGTCGAGCAGCAACCGCCGCAAAAATGGCAACACCTGCCCCAGATGGCAGCGCAAGAGTAAGTCCTGACGATCAAATGGATAGAGACATAAAATGGTTCAAAAGTCAAACTGCTAAACCTAAGGTAGCTGAAGAGCAAGAACAAATAGACGAATTAAAAACCGGTACATTACTTCGCTATCACACTAAAGCAGGAAAAAGTGGTTTAGAAGCTGGTGTAAGAGCATCAAAAAGTTTAGATGCAGGTAAGTATGTTAGTGCTATTCCAGATCTTAATACGCGTGAGAAGCGTATGAAAGGTCAAATGCAAGCCATGAGTAAAATACAAAAACGGTATGCTACTGAAGAAGCTGAACTAGAAGAAGCTATTACCAGCAAAGACATTAAAATGGCTGTTGGGGTAGTAAAAGATAAAAGATATGCCGGTGGTAATATGACCGGTGCAGTAAGTACATTAGAAAAAATTAAAAAGAATCTATCTAATCATCCAAGAGTACAGCAAGCACTCAAAACTGCCAACGAAGAAGTTGATGATGAAGGTAGTATGGCTAAAGGTCAATTAAACAGAATGATTGACCAGGCAACCGGTCTAGTTAAAATTATGGATGATAAAAAGCAGTTGGATGGTTGGGTACAATCTAAACTAACTACGGCATCTGATTATCTTGATTCGGTCCATGATTACCTAATGCATAGTAAACAAGATGTTGATACAAAGTAGTACAAACTAAAGAGAAGCAATCTACATAACCTAAGTGAGATTTTATAATGACCAAACTTGTTCTACTTAATTTTTTAGTATTTCTCTCTAGCATGACGTTCGCCCTAAGCGCAGGCAATATTCTAGCCTGCGCTCTCCTCTTCGTATTTTTTACGATCACCCATACTATACTAGAAATTCGCAACGATGCCAATTTTGAACAACCAAAACGTATAGAACCCGTACTAGATTAACGATCATCTTTTGCTTGACTTTTCTTCCAAACTATGCTATAATATGCATATAGACAATGAAGAAACGGAGTGATTACTATGGTGGACCAAGAATTACTTGATACGTTGTATAACGCACTCATTAATTTAGATGAAGTAGCTGGTTGTTTTGATGAGGAAACCAATGCTAGGATTGACGGGCAGCGCCGAGAACTTTCGGCACGCATACGTGAACTAGAACCAGCATAATGAACGAAGACGACATAGTATACAGGCTGCGTAAGAGAGCTGAGATCCGTAGGCAGATTGTAGATCGTAAGTCTGTACAGGAAGGTCGACCAGATCGTATTGCAGATTTGTTAGAAGAAGCAGCAATTGAGATAGAGAGGTTACGTAATGAAAACATTTGATACATTTGAATCAGTAAGAGGAATGAATCGTTGCATGAAACGACCTATTGTTATTCATGCTAAACAAATTGGTGAAGAGTTTCGTGTCAATACACTTGAAGGTAACTATAAGCAAGGTAAGCCTGGTGATTACCTGATGCAAGGTATTGATGGAGAACTGTATATCTGCGATGAAGAAATCTTTGAAAAGACTTATAATTGGGTTGAATGAAGAAGAAAAACTAATTGATATGACAGATAATATTATGTTCATTACTACATTTGTTTTTATTATTTTTTGCGCCAGTATTTCGCTAATCGGTTTCGGAATGATGCTGGCTAAGATGGTACTAAGTACATTATGATACCGCATATACTACTCATGTGGTCCATGTCAATCTCAACTGTTACTGGAACAGAGCACGGTGACTGGAAGTATCTGGGAACGTATGAATCCAACAAAGCCTGCCAACAAGCTTTCGTAGACCTCTCGGCGCAATACTACAGTATCTACGGTACCTTCAAGTGTATGCCTGACGCATATTTACAGCAAGAAGTAAAAGTACAGAAGAAAACGAACACTGACAACTGGGTAAGATACTAATGGGAAATTTCATCATAGGTACCATATTCGGAATTATTGTATCTCAGCTAGGATTCAGCGGAGTAGCAAAGATTCTAGATAAGGCAATGTATTCGATACAGGAAATCGCAGTAGACTACGAACAGAGCAAGCGATGAGTATTTGGAATCATATCTACTATCTAGTAAGACACGGTGCCTGGTCCGCAGGCCGACAATGGGGTAAATCTAAATTCGGCGTGTACCATAATTACTATGACGGTGACTGGATCACGTTAAACCTCGGACCATTCTGGATTTGCGTAAACTATTAGTAACAAGGTAACGTACGAATAAATGATAATACATAAGATACCAATGTCGCTACTAAACAATGTAGCACAAGCAGGAGAACAGACAAAACGTATCAACTCTCACAAGCATGAGGATGATATGGTAAAGTACAGCAATGAAGCATTTAATTTAAAAGCACTACAAGAATCCCACCGTCTTCAACGTAATTACACGTACATGAAAGACACAGAACTAATCAACCTATACTGGCACACATCAAACCAATACGAGAACAGTTTGTTAAAGTATGCTACGTACTCCGGTCTACATATAGATCGATACATCTAACAAATTCTCACAGTAGAACAAAAGAAAAAAACGTAATATAGCATCAAAATAAGTCAACAACAGTGCGGCTTCTCAAGGGGCAAAAAGCAAAAAGCAACGTTAAAGTACAGATTAGATCGATATGGCATATAGAGTATATAGAACATAAGGAATAATCGAGCCTATACAGAATAGCATATATAGTGTCAGAATGTATAGAGGGCGTAGAGTACTAGCTTTTCGTAGATGTACGCGATGTACTTGATGTTGCATGCTTGTTATATTATATTTTTATTAATATTATTGTTCTAACAACTCTAGCGCTCAACGGCGGCAGCTAGACTTATTATATTAACAACTCTATCTACTCTAACAAAATGCTTGACTTTTTGGTCAAACTGTGCTATAATAGCGGTATAGACAATAAAGAAAAGGGGCAGTTATGCGTAGAGCGGCAGTGATCAAAGGGTTCAAGAACTCGCAGAAAATCAGAGCTATCGTAGACGGAGTCGGCCTCTATATGACGATTGGAGAGATCGTAGACAGCTTTGTTTATACTACACAGTATTGCGCTGTAGAGCAAACGCTACATATGATGGCTAGAGAGAAGTGCGGCGCCT